TATAACACCGCAGGTAGCACATTCACAAAGCAAACCTATGGTGGTACAATCGTCGGCCTTTCGGCTGCGACAACATCAATCACTAAGGCGATTCTTGTTAAGGATATCAATACAAACGATACCACAAACAATACATTGCCTAAACTTCTATCTGGTGCAAGAACATATGATACCGCGAAGATTCTATCTGCCGGTACATTTGCCTACAACGCTGCAAAGAATGGTACATGGGTTCTTACTCGCGTCACCACAACTCTTGCAGGAGTTAGTAAAACATTCTTGCAATCAATTGGTAATGTTGGTTACGCTCCTTCGCTTGCATATTATGTACGCGACAACTGGGTCAATACCACTAGCTTGATTCGTAGAATGCAACTTAGCTTTACAGGTTATTCTGCGACTGGCGGTGGATATAATGGTAAAATTAAGGCCAGAACACCGTGGATCACAAGTCCAACTGGTACAGCAGGGGCTGATTTCGGCACTTCAACATCTTTACCAACCAGAGCATATCCGGGCGAATTGTATGTTTTGACAAACTTCGTCAACTACAATCCTGCCACAAGCTCAAACAAATACTACTATTCTCCAATCACTGGTAAGTAATATTTGACTTAAAAAGTTAGGGGGTCGGGCAAAAACCCGGCCCCTTTTTTATGGAGGTATTGATATGATGGCATGGCATGAAATGTTACCAGCGCTTGGCGATTTTATTAATAAAACTGGATTTCCAATTGCACTATGGATAATTGCTGGAATTGCTTTTTACAAAGTATTCCAAAAGTTTTTTCGTAAACTAGAGCCAATTATAGACGCTCATTTTGAATTAGTTACTCAATTAAAAGATACTTCTGGTAGAACAGCAGATATCTTAGAAAAACAAAATGAAATTCTAGTAACTAATTTTAATGTTCATACAACAATACTAAATGATCATACTGAAAAACTCAATCAGATTATGAAAATTAACGTAGAGCGTAATGAGATTCTGGAAGAAACAAAAAAAATTATTCCAATGCCAAATGGTCTAGCAACAGCAGCAGGGGTGTCAAATGGCCTTAAACGATAAATTAATGGAAATTCTTCTTCATCAATTTAATTTTTCCCAAACAGATCTTGACAAAGTGAAGGCTGTGCTGGATAATATAAATGTGAAGACGGTGGATGGCAAGACGTACATCGAAATCAGGGTAAACAAAGTCACAGTTGTATTAGAAGGTAATCAGAATGAGTCTTAATATTGGGAAAATTAAAATCACAGAAGTAATTGATCATTACGATTGCAATCTTTTGATGTTTAAATTTAAACAGAACAAGGTTGAATATCACTGCCTTAGCATCCAACTATTAGATGAGAGAGAAGGTTACTTGGCCTTCTCCTTATCTAAGACTCTTGCAGATCTATTTCAAAAGAGTGATTATAGCACACAAGCATTGCATGACTTATTTAAGGAAAAGATTGATGAATTCTATTTTGTCTCATTTCAAGATGAAGATCCTGAAAGCGAAATTATTGAGTATTGTGGGAATATTAGTAGGGAAGAAGTTTTTAAACTATATAACATTGGATAATTCAAAGGATTTAATGATGAAAATTAATATGGAAAAACTCAGTCAACAAGCAATTAAAGTGGAAATCCCGAATACGGAAAATGCGAATAACCCAAATGGATTTTTTGGCTACTTCGAGGAACGTGAAGGCTATAATAAACTTGTAGCATATGGTCCTTATAGTATTGAATCAAAATTTTCTTGGGTTCATAAAGAATATCAATTATGAGAATAGACTGGGATCAATATTTTTTAGCAATGGCCCATTTAGCATCTGTTCGTTCACATGACGAGCAGACGCAAGTGGGCTGTGTTATTGTTAATGATAAAAATCATATTGTTAGCATAGGATACAATGGATTCCCGGCATCAACAAGAGATGAAAATTTACCAAGAGTTAGACCCGGAAAATATCCATTTATACTTCACGCAGAACAAAATGCGATTAGCAATATGATTATTAAAGATAATAATTTAAGAGCTTATGTAACTGCATATCCATGCTCAACATGTTCTAAATTATTATGGCAAAATAATATTAGAGAATTAATAGTTGATAAAGAAGGCATTATATATTCAATGAATGAGGGTGATATAGCCGTTATTAATTTTCTAATCGAAAATGGATTAAAAATTAAAGAAATAAAATTTGACCAAGACGTATTTAAAAACTTAGGTCACAAGTTAAAAAGAGGTTAACTAATGTCAATTAAAGCACTGCAAGATTATACATTCACAGGTAAGTATGCAAGATATATTCCAGAAAAGAAAAGACGCGAAACATATAAGGAAAGCGTAGATCGTGTTCGCGGCATGATGCATAAGCAATATGCTGAAAAAGGTGAAGACGTTCACAAGATGATCGACTGGGCATATGATATGATGCTCAAGAAGAAAGGTCTTGGTTCGCAGCGAGCTTTACAATTTGGTGGAGATCCTATTTTTAAACATAATGCCCGAATGTTTAATTGCACTGTGTCATTCGCAGATCGCGTTAGATTTTTTCAAGAATGTATGTATATGCTTCTTTGTGGTTGTGGTGTAGGATTTTCCGTTCAAACAAAACACATCAATAAATTACCAAATCTTCTATCTAGCAAGTCGGGTAAAGTTAAATATACTATTCCAGATGATATCGAAGGCTGGAGTGATTCTATTGGTATTTTGATATCTTCTTACTTTGAAGGTGAATCAGAATTCCCAGATTATCAAGGCAAAAATATTGAATTTGTTTTTGATAAAATTAGAGCCAAAGGTACAAGAATTTCAGGTGGCGGAAAAGCGCCCGGTCCAGAACCTCTTAAAAAGGCAATCGAGAAGATTAAAGATATTCTAGACAAGGCTATACTTCGCGGTGAGGGGAGATTGAAATCAATTGAAGTATATGATATTGTTATGCATTTTGCTGATGCTGTTATTTCTGGAGGAGTTCGTAGAAGTGCTACTATCTGCTTATTCTCGCCGGAAGATAAAGAAATGGCGACCGCTAAAACTGGTAATTGGTTTACTGATAATCCTCAACGTGGTCGTTCTAATAATTCAGCTTTACTCATTAGAGATAAAACAACTCCTGAGCAGTTTGCCGAATTGATGAAATCAGTTAAAGAATTTGGTGAGCCGGGATTTGTATGGGCTGATGATGAAGACTTTATTGTTAATCCATGCGTTGAGATTGGTATGTATCCAGTAGATGTAGAAACTGGCGAAAGTGGATGGCAAGGCTGTAATCTTTCTACTGTTAATTGTGCTAAAGTAAATAGTGCAGAAGACTTTTATGACGCAGTTCGCGCAGTAACTATTATTGGTACTTTGCAAGCAGGATTCAATAGTTTTCCATATTTGGGTAAAACTAGTGAAAAGATTTTTGCAAGAGAGGCACTTCTTGGGGTTTCCGGCACTGGCTGGTTTGAAAAGCCTGATATTTGTTTAAATCCTGATATTCAAAGAAAGGCAGCAGAACTTGCCAAAACAACAAACAAGATGGTTGCCGCAGCAATCGGTATTAATCAGGCCGCTAGAGTTACTTGCGTTAAGCCTGAAGGTACTGCTTCCTGTATTCTTGGGACTGCTAGTGGTATTCACCCTCATCATGCTAAACGCTATATTCGTCGCGTTCAGGCGAATAAGATGGAGTCGATCTACCAGCACTTTAACAAAACCAACCCAAGGGCGTGCGAAGAATCTGTTTGGTCGGCCAATAGGACCGATGATGTAATTGCTTTTTGTATTGAAGTTCCTGATGGTAGCAAAACTAAAAATCAAATCACCGCTATTGAACTTCTTAAGACGGTAAAGTCAACTCAACAGAATTGGGTACTGCCGGGGACCAATAAAGAACTCTGTACAAAACCTTGGCTTAATCACAATGTAAGTAATACTATCAATGTCAAGCCTAATGAATGGGAAGAAGTTGAGAAGTTTATATATGACAATCGTGAATTTTTCTGTGGTATTTCCCTTTTGCCAGTAACAGGTGATAAGGATTATCCACAGGCTCCGTTCACCACTGTGTATTTACCTAGTGAGATGATTGCACATTATGGTGATGGAGTTATGTTTGCTAGCGGTCTAATCGAAGTGGCTTTAACACTATTCGAAGATAATCTTTGGGCAGCTTGCGATAGTCTTGTTGGATTTGGTGGTGCAATTAAAGGCAAAGCTAAAGAAAAATGGGTTGAAAGATGTAAAAAGTTTGCCAATAAATATTTTGAAGGCGATCTCAAGAAATTTACATATTGCATGAAAGATATTTATAATTTCAAACTTTGGACTGAATTGAAGCGTGAGTATAAGGATGTCGATTATACAGAAGTAATCGAGCAACACGATGATACACAACTAGAACAGGCTCTTGCTTGCTCTGGTGGAGCTTGCGAAATAACCTAATGAATCAGTTAACAAGATATTTTTCACATACAGTATTAATAGGGAATAGTCAAGTCCCCGGCGTTCAATCAGTGACGCTGGGGAAATCCTTTGACGTTACTACTGTTGTCGCCAAAGGAAGACCGGCAATATCTACTAATCTTTATAAAGTGCCAAATTTTACAATTAACTTTTCAAGATTTTTGGCAGACAATGTCGCTCCTTGGACTACGCCATTTGCTTTATCGGGTATAGCATATACTAGACCTCCAGCAACATACGATCTCACTATAGGAATTGTTGGAGGGGGAAGTATACTATGCAAAGAATTTTATTTAAAATCTTTGGGATATTCTTTCTCTGCTGAGGGTAATTTTACAGAGCAGCTTGCTTTTGAGGGCGCTACTGTAGCCCCAAGCGGTTCAATAACTGAAAGTGTAAGACATGATGCTGGCCTCAACTTAAGTGGAGAATATCCACATTCTGGTGTAAAAAGAAGACAAAATTATACTCTTGGTGGCGAACCAGCAGAAGTAGCAAGTCTTATAAGTGATGGTCATGGACTTTTATCAGTAGAAACTTCTATTAATCTAAACTATGGACATATTCCTACTTGGGGAAGATTATATTCTAATTATAATAAATACATTTCTTATCCAATAGATGTTAGTTGCAGTTATGAGATACTTGATAGAGGTTATGCACAAGGCAATACAAATTTCTTTCAGCTTAGCGGTATTCCCTATCCCTATATTATAGATGATACAGTATCAAAACAGCAGATTACTGTAAATGCTTATCCAACAATAGATCTTGGACCTAATAATTTTCTTGTAAATGTAGATAGAAGTGGAGGTGAAGCCGGACAAGGTAAATATTCAACATATAAATACACCTATAAAAATACTGAAAACTACTTCAAACTATCATGAGAAGGCTAAAAAATGTCAAGATCAAGAGCCAGAAAAGAAGCGAAAAAGGCAACAAATGTAGCTGTAACAAATCCGCACCGCAAAATTCTCAAGCCGAAAAGTATAAATCAAGAGAATTATATTATTTCAATGGTTGAGAATGATGTAACAATTTGTACTGGACCTGCGGGTTCGGGTAAATCATCGGTGGCAGTAGGATTGGCCTGTAGCTGGCTGTTAGAGAATAAAATCGAAAAGATTATTATTACTCGTCCAACAGTTGAAAATGGTAGAGGTTTGGGATTTCTTCCGGGCGATAAAGATGAGAAGATCCATCCATATTTAGTTCCGGTACTTGAGGAAATGGAACAATATTTAGGTAAGCAGCTTCTAGCAAAATACAGAGCTGCTAATATAATAGAGATGTGTCCACTTGAGTATATGAGAGGAAGAAACTTTCACCATTCATTTATGATCCTTGACGAAGCACAAAATGCAACTTATGAACAGATAAAAATGTTCTTAACTAGAATTGGTATGTATTCTACAGCAGTTATTAACGGTGACGCAGATCAATCTGACCTTCCTCATTCTTTAAGAGGGGGCTTAGAAAATGTTCAAAAAAGATTATTTGGATTACAAGGTGTTGGGACTTGTGAGTTAGATGTAACTGATATTGTTCGTAATCCTATTATTGGTCGTATTTTAGAGAGGTTAAAATGAAAAAATGGTTAGCGCCTGTGTTTGTAGCAGCTTTTTTGTGTGGTAATTTAGCATTGTGCGAAACGCAAAAGAGCGAAATATTAACAGAGACGAAAGAGATTAATGAAGAATATGTTCACTTTTATGAACTTACATTATCTCGTGAAGATTTAACAGATAGAAGAAGAATGGCATATAAAAATAGCTATAGAACCTTCATGTTAAATATGAGTGCGGAAAATTTTAACAATAATCCCGATTTATATCAGGGATTGATAGAGGAATAATTTATGCCGACATATCATTATGCTTGTAGTGAATGCAAAGAAGAATTCGAAGTCTTCCATAGCATTAAAGAACCGTTGAGAAAAGACTGTCCATTTTGCGAAAAGGCTGGGCTGGCGGTTGTTTTAGATGAACCTCCTGTTATAATAAATAAGGAGGTCAAGACAATCGGCCAGCTCGCGGAAAAAAACGCTAGGGAAATGGGAAAATATGGACTTCAGGAAAAAATGGCTACAGATGGTACAATCGAAAGAATTAAAAAGAGAGAGAAGAGACAAGAGATTCAAAAAATTTCTAAACTCTCTGCTGATCAACAAAAAAAATATATTGAAACAGGTAAATTATGATTGAAAGACCAACAAGAAATCTAGGACCGCATATAGGAATTGTAAAATTTCATATTTACATTCACAAACTATTACCAGATGGAAGCATTGATCCAATGGTTATTGATTGCAGTGATTTATTTGAGGGTCATAAAATGACCGATCTTGGAGAAATCTCTATTATTGGATTTGACAAATGGGATTGTGTTAAAAAGGTTAAAGAAAAACTAGAAAGTTTGAACAACGATGGCTCGATATGAGAATGAGAATTTATCTGGATTAGCACTTCCGGAATTGGATGATGTCAATACTCAATATATTGATAAGACAGGAAACTTCTCCGAAGAGAAAAATGCCGTAGCAAAAATTACAAAAGTTCACAACAAAGAAGAGAATAAAGTAGTTGTAAACTACTATATTAAACATGGTAGAGGAATGCTATTTGATCCTTATGGCATGGATGCAAATAAAATTAATGCGTACAATGTTCAATTTAAAAAAGTAGACGAAAAAATTTACTCACAATATGTGCAGTACTTAAAAACTAGAAGAGCAATGTTTTTAACTTATGCACAAAGAGATTTTAAAGATAGAGGATATTAATCATGGCAAAAAAGAAAGTTGAAGTTCCAAAAAAAGACGTAACTAAAACAGTTAAAATGGGCAATGAAAATAAAAAGGTGGACATTACAGAGCCTAAATTAGCAGATAATAATGTACAAAATGTTACAAACTTTCCTGCGACTAGAGAACTGTTTGCAAGGAAAAAAGATTATGGCGTAACTGCTATGACTCAACAAGCCTCTATGCAAGCAGACGAAACAGCAAAAGATCGCAGGGCTAACGGTGCTTATAATTTACCTCCACGATTAGGTAACTGCATTCATAAAATTAGGGAAGACTGATGCTCTGTACAGGATATAATCAGCATATTGTTGGACTGCTAATGAATCAGCAAGTCCTATGGAAATGCATATTGGACAATGGTATGCAAGTTTTTTCAGATTTTGATGTGCCAGATCAGAAAGATCCTTGGACTAGATTAAAGCAATATTGTAACAACAATAATGTTAAGATTGTTGAAGTAAAAGCAATCGTTCCGGGAAATCCTGAAGCGTTAGTGTTTCAAAATCCAGAGGGCTTAGATAATATACTTCTTATCAGAGGCACTGCTAAAGATATTAATGATGATGGTGAAACATCATATTCATTCATGACTTTTGGTAAAGTTGAAGATGATGGTAAAATCCATGTTAGACGATATTATTGGCCCGAATGTGCATTTGGTACATATGAAGAGATAAGGGAAATTACTCCCGAGAATGAAAATTTAATATTTAGACAAAGAAAACAGTGCGGAGACAAGTGTAAATGTCAAAGCAAAGAACAGAACTAAGCAAATATAAGTCCCCGTCAACCGGGGACTTTTGCACTCCGGCACAATACGTTGCGGAAATCATATGTCAAAAACAAGCCAAGCATGAAAAAGTAGGAACATTACCTTATAAGTTTTGGAATTTGCCGAAATGGAAAAAGATCTATATTAGACAAGTTTCATTAGCAAATAGTTTGATTAAAGAGTTTGGTGAAGAATCGGTTATAAAATTTGTTAAATCTAGTGCTGGAAAAAATACTATCTCTCTTGGAGCAAGAAATGTAAAAAAAGAGATAGAAAAAATCAAAAATACACTTGACAATGCCCCAACTCATGTTACAATTGAGGTAACTGTTAAGGAGTCACTAGAGTTTAAACCTAGAAAAACTTTTGGCACTAGAACACTCGTAAATATATTAAAGGAAATTGAAAAAGATGCTTGATAAAGACTTTATTAAAAAATATGGGGAGTTTGTTACAACAGGTGATAAAGTCCTTGAGCAAAAGAAAAGCTATAAAGTTATTCCAATTAGTCCAGCTATTGACTTAGCTTTAGGTGGCGGTATTAAAGAAGGTTCTTGGATGATCTTATCTGGGCCTCCAAAGGCTGGTAAGACAACAACTACTATGCAAATTATTGCAAATTGTCAAGCTCTTGGTCGCAAGATTATTTATCTTGATGTCGAAGGGCGACTAAAAGAAATGAACTTTGAAATTCCCGGAATTGATCCATCTTTAGTACAGGTAATTCGATCCGGCGATGAGCCGCTGGCAGCAGAGACATTTCTTGACATTGCTAGAAAGTTAGTGTCTGCCAAAGAGAATGAAGGTTGTGTTCTTGTTATTGACTCCATCTCGTCTCTAATCCCTTCTCGCGATCTTGATGAAGATATTAGTGGTATGACTAGACCGGGCCTACCAAAAATTCTTTCTGACTTTGTTAAAAAGTTAGGACAAACAGTGCCTAATCAAAAGTGTCTTGTAATTATGATTACTCACATGATTACAAATACAAGTGGTTATGGCAAGAGCAAAATGGCCGATGGTGGGGTTAAGATTCAATTCCAAGCAGATACAAGAATGGAAGTGAAAAGCGTTCAGCCTTGGGAGTCTGCAAGCTCCAGTAAAGATGCTAAAAATGTAATTGGACTTAAGGTGACTTGGGAAATTTTATGCTCGTCAATTGGATCTCCGTATAAGACTTGCGAAAGCTGGATTCGATTTGGTCAGGGCGTTGATAAAGTACAGGAAATCATTATGATTGCCATTGATTTAGGACTTATATCTGTGGCAGGATCATGGTATAATCTTGACTTTATCGAATCTGAAAAAGTTAAACTTCAAGGTCAAGAAAAGGTATATAATTACCTATCAGAGAATAAGGAATTCTATGCTTTGCTGGAATCCAAAGTAAAGGAAATGCTATATTGAAAATTATAGGATTGGATGACAAAGAATATACATGGATTCCTAGTAATAATATAGTAGATACTGAGAAAAGGTCGGGACTTCATAATAAAGCCCGACAACTTCTAAAAGAAAAATATCCAAATGATAGGATACTAGAAGAGCTTGTGTTGCCGGGAACAAAAACAAATACGAGAAAATCAGTTCTAAAGGCTGATTTTTTTATTCCTGTCCGCAAGTTAATTATAGAAGTGCATGGTCAACAACATACAGAGTTTAATAATTTCTTTTTTGCAAATAAAATGGAATTCTATAAAGCTCAAGCAAGAGATAAAGACAAAGCCCGATGGTGCGAGATAAATGACTTTACACTAATAGAACTTTATCATAACGAATCTATAGAAGATTGGAGAGACAAAATATGGAAGACATAGATATTAAAATTACAAACTTCCATAAAAACATTGATGAGTGGATCTCTGGTCATAATATCAACTATGGAATTGATGACTCTTTTGAATTGACCCAAAGAGTAGGGCAGATCATGCACTTCACCGAAGATGACATTAAAAAATTATCTAGCGTGGATTGTCAAGCTGCTATATTTACACTGAATAAGTATGTTGTTTATACTAATTCCATTTTAGCGAGAGAAAAAGCTGTAAAACAGTGGACTGAGCAAGGAATATGGTATATAATTACAGGACAAAAGCATGATCAATATGCTAAATGGGAAGAGAAATACCATTCAGCAATAAGAAATAGTAAGTGCGGTTTAAAATTACAGATGCTTAAAACTACCGCCGATGCTAGAATACTAGCAGGAGAAGCAACAGTGAAGGGCATTGAGCATGCGATAAAAGTATTAGAATCTATTGGTAGGAGTAAATCTTATGAACGATCTTAAAGAACAAGCAAAAATTATTATAGCCAAGGGTAAATCATTAAATGACCCTGAGTTAGTGAGAATGGGTCTTGAAATGTTAGATGCATATAGTGCTAGCGCAATGCCTACAGAAGCTGCGCCGCCAGTTAAAACTGCATCTTCATCTACTAGACTTGATATGTCGCAATTTACAATGTCATCAAAAGGGTCAAATAATATAATCGACAAGAGTGGTAAAAAGCAATCTATTTATATAGGCCCAAGAGAAAATAAATATCAAGACGATGGCGAACATAAGGATATTTTAACCCCTAAAGTTGAGCCGACAGAGAGAACTAGAAAGTCAGTTGAGCAGCAAAAGGTAACACAAACATGTGAAGTTTGTGGTAAGATAGAAAAAGTATTACCTCTTTATGTTAGAGAATTTTATCGTTGTGAATCTTGTTTGTTGAAAGGAAAAGCATGAGTGCATATCTCAGTTTTGAATTACCAGTTAAAAGACTAACGTCAACAGCTAAATTGCCAGATAAGGCCAATCTATTTGATGCTGGATTAGATTTATATTGTGATGAAGTCAAAGAAACAATTACACTTGCTCCGGGTGAACGTAGATTATTTTCTACAGGTATTGCGGTGGCTATTCCAAAAGGTTTTGTCGGGCTAATTTGGCCGCGATCAGGCCATGCAGTTAAAAAGGGTATGGACACTTTGGCTGGAGTTATTGATTCCCCATACAGAGGTGAGGTTAAAGTATTACTTATTAATCATAGCAACACATATCAACATTTTGCATATGGAGATAAAATTGCACAAATGATTATTCAGCAAATTCCTGATTTTACTCCTGTAGAAGTTGAAGATCTTGATTCAACATCCCGTGGAGAAAATGGGTTTGGGAGATCTGGAAATTGATTTATTTCAAAATTGGATTTATACTATTTA